AAGGCGTTGCCCCGCCCAGACTGGTGACGTGATAGATGCCGTTCTGAATCGCGGTTACCTGACTCTTGACCAAGACCCGGTCGTTGACCGCGAGCGTGTAGCCCGCCGAACCGCTGTCGATCAGCGCCGCCGTCAGGGTGTTGTTGCCGGTGCTGGTCAGTGTCTTGCCCGTCCCGCTGTAGGCCGGGGTGTGCGGCAGGGCTAGGTTCGTCGCCAGCTTGCAGGCGTCCTTCACCGCCAACCCCTGAACCGCGTTGTCCACGTAGAACTTGGTCGCCGCGTCGTCGTTCGCGGAAGGCTCGCTCAAGCCGGTGATTCGCTGACCGCCCAGCGGGACCGGAGTTGTCGGCGTGCCCCACTTGTCGAGGCCGATTGAGCTGGTCGCCACCTCGGTTGCAATCCCGCTGGCCCCGCGCAGGAGGTAGGTGTCGGTCAGGGGAATGTCGGGGAAGGTCCGCGAGCCCGCCGAGCCCGTGGTCCGCGGCGCGCCGAAGTGCTTCCAAGCCGTGCCGTCGTACACGTAGGGACCGACGGAGCCGGAAGTGAGGTACTTGACGAGGCCGACGGCCCCCGTCACCGGAGTCGTCAGGGCGGTCGTGTTCTGCAGCCTGAACCCCTGAAGCTCCAGCGTCTCCGCTTGGGCCGTTAGATGGTCGGTGATCAGCATGGCGTTGGTTCTCCCGTCAGTTGGCGAAAATCAGGTAGGCAATCCCAGCAGAAAGCGTCCGGTGCGTGATGGCCGTCCCGTGCAGCGTCAGGTTCCGCACCGTCCCGTCAATCAAACCGCCGCCCGGGTCGAAGCACGTCACCGCCACCGGCCAAGAGCCCCGGTTGTGGTTCACGTTCCACTGCACCTCGGGAATCGCCTGATGGTGCGTGTAGACGTACATCCCGCCGAGGGGCGGAAGCGGTATCACTGAACCCGTGCAAGGATCGAGCCCGTCCGGCGGGGCCAAGCTGGGGAGGCACCCCGTCAGGATAGGGTCCGCGGGCGCATGGGTCACGGACAGGCGTTGATAACGTCCGGCGGGGTCGCCGTCGGCACGTAGGCGCTGAGGCTGATGAACCAAACCCCGGCGTCCACGAAGGTAATCGGGTCGGTGTTCACCTGCGGGTTGCTCGGGCTCGTCTGCTGAAACAAGTGCCCGCCGTGAGCCGTTCCCCCGTCGTCCACGCTCACCTGCATCCCAAGGTCATACTCGGAGCCTTGGTCGAAGTCGAATGGGCGCATTGGGACCATCGGCCGGATGTACCCCGTCCACGGCTGCGAGGCCGGTCCGTGAATGGTGATTGTCCCGTCGATGTACGGAGCGACGTAGCCGCTCTGGGTGAGCACGTTGTTGCCCGTGACCGAGGTGCTGTTCCCCTTCTCATACCACCATTGCTGAGTGCCCCCGCTGACGGTGTGGATAATGTCCCCCGTCCCGTTGAACGCCTCGAACTGATGCTGGCGCTGACCGCCCATGTTCCAGATTCCGTTCTCGCTCGGCGCGGTCTGCCCCGCGGCGAGGAAAAGCGTGTCCTCCTTCAGCGTGATGCCGTCGATGACGAAACCGATGCTGATGGCGCTCGTCCCCGACAGCGCGAGGTTGACGGTGGAGGCGGCGTGAACGCCGAAACGCACCGTCGGCTTCACCGCCGCCAGCGGGATTACGCCCGGGGGCGTCGTGTCAGGTGTGCAGCCCATAGGTTCAGTGAGTGGCCAACCCGCCGGGGGCAACCTACTTCTTGGCCGGAGCCGGAGCCTTCGCTGCTTCCGCGGCTTCGTCAGCCTGCTTCTTGGCCAAAGCGGCGTCCTCGGCTTCCTGCTTCTTGGCCAAGGCTTCGGCTTCTTCGGCTTCCTTTGCCTCCGCCTCCTCCTTGTAACCGGCAACCACGTCGTCCGCCCAATCGCGGTCCCTGTCGTTCAACTGATTTCGGAGAGGGCTGTTCATCACCGTTATGGCGATGAGCCGGGACAGCCGCTGAATGTCCTCCGGGGCGTGATTGCGGGGTTCTTTTTTCGGTGCCGCCGTGGCGGGCTTGGGGGCCAAGTGCGTGGAGGTCATGTGAGGGGGGTTCTTTCGGTTGTCGGTTGTCGGAGTGTCGGCCAGCCGCGGGTCAGTGAATGGCACCCGTCATCAGGCTCGACCAGATGGGCAGAATTTCCAGCTTCACCTCGGCCAGCTTGTCGGGGGCAATCGCCACCTCATCGGAGACGGTCATTTCCCCGTAGGTGTCCACGGTGAACCGGAGAACGTCGTTGTCGTCAATCCACTCGACCTTGAACCATCCCTTGATGGCCGAACCTGCGAGCGGGTTGAACTGCGTCGCGTTCGACGCCAGCGCCTGACAGCCCCATATCGCCTCGACAATCAGCATCGTCCATTCGCCCACCGTGACGCTGATTTTGAAGTCCTGTTTCGGCCGGTGGACGTTGGTCCGTCGAAGCCGCCCGGGCTGGGGTGCCCACACTTCGACCGGCTCACCGCGCGCGGGCGTGATGCCGCTGGTCATGATCGCGCCGAGCTTCACCCACAAGGGGTCCAAGGCCCCGGGCTTCACGGTTTTGCTGGCGGTCCCGGCCGCGGGAACGGTGATTGCCGCACCGTCGCGGAAGAACCAGAGGTGACTACCGATGACGAGTGATTCAACGCCGAGTGCCATATTGGGGGGTCTTTCTTCGCGCTACGTTGTACGCCTCTCGCCTCGGTTGGCCGACCGTAATTGCACGGTCAAAGTCAATTCCGCGGTAAGAGAAAAGTCGAGGCCCGATGACTCGGGCGCGGCCACGGGGCGGTGGCGCGGATGACAGGTCGCGCTTTCCAGCACGGGAAGGTAGGCCCCGGTCACCGGGTCAACGTCCAAGGCGTCGAGCACCGCCTCGATGTGCGCCGCGTGCCCCGCAATCCCGTGGCGAGCGCGCGAGCTTTCCACGATGAGCGAGACGTTCAGGTTCCGGTTGATCCGCCGGGTGCCGCCGATGTTGCCAATCAGGCTCTCGGCGTAGGCGGGCATGAGGACCAGCACCCGGGGGTAAAGCTCATCGCCCTCGGCCTCCGGGGAAGCCTCATCGAACGCCGTGAAGTCCTGAAGGTAGGCGTGCGGGTTCGTCGGAACCCGGTGCCCCTCCAGCCTCTCAAGGATTGCGCTCAAGGCTTCTGCGAAGGCCCCCATATTTGTTTGACGACTGTCCTGATGTATTTCGCCGCCTCGGTTTTCATCAGCGCCGTGGCGTAAAGCTGCCCGTTCAGGACGATGAAGCGAGGCGTGATTCCCCTCACCCGCTTGGCGAGGAGGTAGTCCCCCGGCTGGAACATCCAGCCCCCTCCGGGAACCTTGACGAGCCGCTGCATTTTCAGGGCTGGACTCCACCCCTGCATTGCCGCCTTCCGAGTGAGTGGGATGAATAACGCCTTCGCCGTCCTCGGGTAGATGAAGCCCGTTCCCTTGTTGGCCGTTCCGTACTCAAGGAACTTCATCACCTTGCTGTTGTTCTGCAGGACGCGGACGCCGACCGCGGGCTTGGTCATGTGCCACTCGCGCCGGAGCTGCCCGGTCCACTTCTTCGGCGTCGCCTTCACGACGTTCAGGAGGCTCCTGAACGCGACGTTCTCCACCACCGCGTCCAGCCCCTCGGGGCTCAGCGCCTTCTCAATCGCCGCCAACGCCCGCTGGGTCTGTTCGGTGTCCGCCTTGATGACGATTTTGAAGCTCATAGGACGGGCGTCCCCGCCTCCAGCAAGGTGAACGCCGTCTTGGGTATCTCGCGGGTGGGCAAGTCCTGTCGGCTGCCGTCGGGGGCAATCTGCTCCCGGCGGAGGTAGCCCGAGAGCGCCGCCGCAATCATCGCCGTCGCCCGCCTGACGTGCTCGGGGAGCCCGGTCGGGGGCGTGCCCGGTATCGGTTCCAAGAAGCCGAACATCCCCGACACCGTCACCGTTGAATCGGAGGCGGAGGTGAGCGGCCAGTCCCCGCTGAAGCGCCGGAGAACACCCGTCTCGGGGATGACGTAGAAGTCGGTGCCCTCGCTCAATGGCTTGTCCGGCGTCACCACCTCTCCCAACGAGAGGATGGGGTAGAAGGGAAGGCGAAGGTCGCGCCCATACGCCCGGTCATCCCTGATTGTCAGCGGTTCAGCGGTGTGGTCGTGCTGGCGGAAGTCCCGCCGGAGGTGAGCCTCCACGAACCGGCTCGCCGCCCCAACCGCCAGCTCAAGGTCGCTGTCCTTCGACACGTCATCGAGCTTCCAGCGAAGCTCCCGCTTCACGTCGTCCAGCGTGCAGTAGGGATGCTCAATCACGCGGCAACCTCTTGGCTGAACACCTTCTCGGCCCCGGCCCAATTCCGAACCATCGCCGTCAGGCTCGCCCTGATTTGCAGCGAGCCGCGTTCCTCCAGCCGCTCAGGCACAGGAGCGCCGAGCTTGCGCAAGCGCCCAATCTCGCCCTTGAGCTGGTCGTAGCTCGCCATACCCGCCCAAGCCACGAAGGTCCGCGCTGGCTCCCGCTCGGCCTCCAGCCGTTCGTGGCTGACAATCTGGCTGCGCCATTCCTCGGTCCGCGCCTTGAAGTCCCGGTCGCTCTCCGTCTCGCCCTGAACCGGGCGCTTGGGCCTCACCGCCTTGGCCGAGGCCGGGACGCCTTCCCACTCCTTCATGTCGCCGTCCTTCTCCAGCCCACTCAGTTCGTGCTCGGTCAGGACGATGATGGACCCGGGGTAGAGCATTCCCCAGCGCCCGAGGTTTTTGGGTTCCTTGCCTTTGTAGCGTAGCGTTTTGGTGAACACGGTTTGCGTTTCCTTTTGGGGTTTGGATTTTGAAGGGGCCGGTCAGAGCACCAGCCCGTAAATGATGACGTTCCCCCGGCTCGCCGTTCCAACCGCGCGAACCGTGGTCAGCTTGATCCGGTTCTCGCCGAGGATCGGCTTGTGCGCGGCGCTGAGAGCGCACCACGCCCCCGTCCCGAGCGTCGCCGAGGTCGTGAGCGCCTGAACCAGCGTGTCGGCGTCGTTCACCTCGCTCAGCACGAACGTCGCCGCTTGGGTAATCGCCGTTTTCACCGTCTCGTAGGCGTAGGCTCCGGCAACCACGTATTGCCCGTTGTTCGGCAGCTCGATGTAGCTGGTCAGCGGTCCCTCCGGTCCGAAATCGACGTCCAGCGCCGCGACCGTGAACCGCCCGCCTCTCGCTTCGACATTGATGGGCATGGGGTTCCTTTCAGACCGCGAAGCCGCTGATGACCACGCCCAAAGTCCCGCCGACGCCTTCCTCCTCCGTGGCCTCGACCGTGACCCGGACGCGGTCGCCCTCCCAACCAGCCTCGACCGCCGCGATGGGCGCTTGAACCATGTCGAACCCGTCCGCCAGTTGCACCGTCCCCACGATTGGCTGACAAAGGGAATCGTCAGGGTGGATCTCCTCAACCGTGACCGTGGGCTGCACCGCGGGTCTGCCCGAGGTGTCGCGCAAGATCACCGCCGAGGTGAAGGCGAAGCGCCGGTTCCGGGGCAGCACGGTTTCATAGGTGCCCGAGGTGCCGACCGGAATAGCGCCGAAGGTCAGCGTGAAGAACAGGGTGCCGGAACCTCCCTCCGGAAAGAGTTGTAGGCTAGCGTTCATGGTTGGTTTTTACGGGGTGGAACCGCTGGAAACCTCCGTCCAGCGGTTCGGTCGCCACGTCGGAGAACGTCCCCACTGAAGGGGCTAAGGGCGGATTGGTAGGCGCTCCCGGCCCTCTTTATGCCGTGTAGTTGTAGCCGACCGTGACCGTGGGGACCGTCGCCGAGGGAACCTCGATGGGCGACATGGCGCGCCGGAAGCTCAGAATGATCTGGTTCTTCTGGCTCAGCTTGTCCACGTCGGTTTCCACCATCATGTCGCGGCGCACGCCGTAGAGGAACCGCTTCCAGTTCACCAAGAGGACGGAGCCCTTCGTGGTGGTGACGCCATCCTGAACGCCGGTCGCGTTCAGATTCTCCCGAACCATCTCGCTCTTGATGATCGGAATGCCGAACAGGTTCGACAGCTCGCCCGTGAGGATCGTCGCCCGGGGGCCGTACTTGTCGATGGTCGTTACGTTCGCAATGGCTTCGGTGTCGGCCCCGCCCAAAGGCCCGACGAGCCAGAGAAGGTCGGTCTGCGTGAGCCCGTACTTGCCCATCGCTTTGCGCATGATCCGCAGGTTCGCCTCGTTGATGCCGCCGGTGCTCAAGTCCTTCTTCAGCTCCGTCACCGCCAGCGCCAGTTTGCGCCAGCCCTTGAACGCCTTCTCCGGGGCTTTGGCGATTGCCGCCGTATCGGTGTCCATGTGGGTCGCGGTGTCGTCCCCGTTGATGAGGACGGACTCCCAAACCGCCGCCGCCGTCTCGCCCAAGAGCCCCTGAAGCCAGCCGAGAATCGGGACGATGCTGTCCTCGTCCAGTTCGTAGCTGTACTCGACCAAGCCCATGAACTTCTTGGCGTTCAGCGTCACCTGACCCGTCCCGGGGTCGCTCGCCGTTGCCGCCGTGTTTTCAACCGCCTCCAGTTTGAACGTCGGGCGCGTGGTGGAGAGCGGGAAGATGTACGGCTGCGTGGGCATCGTGATCTCGTTCGCCATGGTGAGCTGGGCAATCCGGCTCGCCATGTAGAACCGCCGCAGCAGCTCCGCCGAAAGGTCGGTCGGCACCAGCTCATCGCCCGTGCCCGCGCCCGTCGAGGTGAGCGCCTTCGTCCCTTCGAGGATGCGCCCGCGGAACCGCTCCAGCATCCGGTCGCCGTCGCTGATGGCCTTGGTCAGCACCCCGGCGTCAATGCCCTCGTTCATGGGGCGCTTCATCAGAACATTCAGGAGCTGCTTGGCGTGAGGGTAGAGGTTGCCCTTCGTCCAGCCGTAGCTCGCCGTGACGGGGTCGCGACCGGGGTCGGTGCCCGTGCCCTCGAAGCGCACCTTCGTTGCGCTCTTGACCTTCCCGAGCACGTCCTCAACCGCCGCCTTGGTGACGGCCGCAATGTTCGCCTCGTTGCGCTCCTCGCCCTTCTTCGCGTCGATGGCGTCCCTGACCGCCTTGGCAATCATGTCCGGCGTCACCGCCCGCTTCTCAACCTCCCCGAGCTTTGCCGCCAAACCGTCCGTCACCGCTTTTTCAACCAGCCGCGCGAGGGTCGTCTCGTCAACGACGGTCGCGGAGTCGCCCCCGGCCAACTCCTCGGCTTGCCACTCCTCAAGCGCCTTTTGGTAGGCGGTTTCAAGGGGGGCGATTTCGGTGTCGGGTTTCTTCGCCGTCTTGGCTTCGTTCAGAGCCTTGAGAGCGGCGAGCATTGCTTTGCGCTTCATTTCGGGGGTGTGTGGTGACTGAGGGTTGAGGTGTTGCGGAGGACGCTATTCAGTCGGCTCTTTGACGTGCCACTGACCTGCGAAAGCCTTGACGCCGTGACGGCGCACGAACTTCTTCTCGGCGTCCGTCAGGCTTCGAGCGGACACCAAAGCTTCTGGGTTGGCGGGAATCGGAACCAGCGAACCTTCAAACAGGTGGACCTTCTCAATCGTCCGGCCGTCCGGGGCGAAGTGCCAGATGCCGCCAATCGAGAGGGCTTTCAGGACGCCTTCAACCACCCGGAACCGGACTCCGGCGAGGTCGGGGGCGTTGCTGATTTTCGCCTCGATGTAGAGCCCCTTCGCGTCCTCCTGAATCTTCGTGAACCCGCCGACCAAATTGGCCACCCGGTTGCTGTGATCCATCAGGAGGACCGGGTTTTGTTTGAACACCTTCAGGGTTTCGGTGAAGGCCCCCTCGGCAACCGTCTCGCCGTGGCGGTCGGTGTTCCCGAAGGTGGAGAGGTAGCCCTTGATTCCGACGTTCTCGTAGTCCACGACGCGGTCGCCTTCCTTCACGACGGTCATGGCTTTTTCGTCGGTCAATTCCACCGGGAGGCGGGCTTCCCAGACCTTGAGCCGGTCCGCCTCGTCCGGCGGGGGTGCTCCGTTTTCTGAGATGAGGAGGGCTTGAGCCGCCGTGTCGGCCAACCGAAGGAACCGCTTCCGGTCATGCGTGACGATCAGCTTCACCTTCGCGGGTTGGTATCACGCCGCGGCGTAATGGGTCAACGTGTCCGCATGGCTTCTTCCTGCATCCGCTTGTTTCCGCGCTGAGTCGGTTTCGGCTTGGCTACCTCCGCCGCGCCGCCCTTCAGCTTCAGGCACGACGGGCAAATGACGGTCTTGACGACCTTGGTCCCGCGCGGGGTGTTCACCCGATTCCCGGTGAGTTTGCCGCACACGCTACAGGGTTCCCGTTCCTCGTCCGTCGTCTCGTAGGTTAGGTCTTTCATGGGTCAGTCGATGCTGCCACGCGGAAGCGCGCTCGGCCACTCGTCGCTTTCAAACGCCTCCTCGCTCGGCACCAGACCGCAAAAGGCCAGCGCCGCCCGCGCGTTGTCCTGTACCGCGTAGTGATGCTGGCGGGTGGCGCGCTGAACGTCCCGGCTATTGAGGACGGAGCGGAACAGCCCGACGCTCCACGTCAGCCCGTCATAGACGTGCTCACCGCCCGCTACCGTGCAGCGGTAGATTCCGGTCGAAGGGACGCTCATGGGGTGGGCGGGGTCGGCGGGTCTTGGATGACGCCAATCAGCCAAGTGAAGTACTCGGGGTCATTGGCGTAGAACTCTAGCGGGTCTTTAAGCAGGCGCTGAACTCCCATCGTCATCAGCTCGCTCCCGTGCAGCACGTCGGTCGGGAGCGGGCGGTGGCTGGAACTTTGAAAGAGGTTGTAGACCGAACCGCTGTAGTGGTGCCCGCCCTTCTCCTTCCACTTGTCCTCAAGCGCGTATTCGTGGTCCTTGTACCCGCTGTCCCCCGTGAGCAACGAAAGCTTTTTGGGCTTCTCGCCCGGGGTGCGCTTCAGGAGGAAGTCGCGCGCCTTGGCCAGCATCCCCGGATTGGCGGCCTCAACCGTGTGCATGAACTCATGACTGAAAACGTCGTCAGAAGTGTTCGTCCCGGCGTTGATGAGGGTGGGGTAGGCGTGCGCCCGGTACTTGTCGTCCTGAAACCCGTGGACCGTGACGGTGGGCGGTGCCGCGTGCGCCTTGTGAACCAGCGTCCCAAGATCCTTCGCGCCCTTCTTCGCCCGGGGCACCACCTCCGCCGGTGTGGCCGGGTTGAACGCCATCCCAATCTTCATCTGGTCCTTCTTCGCCAGCGTCACCACCTTGAGCGCCTTCTCAATCAGCGCCCGCTTCTGCGGAAGGAGCGCGTTGCTCGCGATTTGAACCGCGTCCCGCCGGATGCCGATGGCGAAGATGAGGTTGTTGCGGAGCCGCACCGAGGTTTTCAGGATCATCCGCTCAGCCGCGTTGAACGCCTTATTTGCCAGCACCTTTTCGATCACCTCCATGACTTTGTTTTCGAGCCCGCGGCGCGAGCCGAGGATGGCGTCCGCCTCCTTGATGATGACTTCCATCGCGTTCTTGCCGCTCGCCAGCGTTTCGAGGCCCAAGTACTTCAGCGTCGCCTCAGCCTCTCCGCCGAACTGTTTCATTTCACTCTCCATGCTCGCCGTGAACACCGGCGTTGCCTTGAGCTTTTTCCACTGTCCCTCCAGCCACTTCATCCGGCGGGGGACGCTCACGCTTCGGGGCGGGGGCGGGGGCGGTGGGGGTTTGACCAGCACCGGCGGGGGTGTGGGCGGCTTGGGCAGGATCGGCGGGACAACGTCAGCGAACGTCGTGGGGACCAGCGTCCCCGTGTGCTGCGGGTGCCACTTCAGGAGCGGAAGGTCGCGCACCGGCACGTCCTTGATGTTGCACGTCGATTCGCCGCGGTACTTGGGCGAGTTGGCCTCCCGCGCCTCGCACCCGATGACCGAGCAATGAGTGACGTTCGGGGTGTTCTGGTAGGTGCGGATCTGCCCCGCGGTCCAAGCCATGTTCGTCTCCGTCCGCGCAATCACCTGAAGGCGGTGCCGACTCCAGCCGGGGAAGGTTTCCCTGAGCCGCTTGCTCGTCTCCGCGATTGTGTGCCCCTCCTCCAAGCTCTTGGCGATTGTGTCGCGGAAAAGCTTCCGGGTGTTCTCGTCAATGCCGGTGATGAGTGCCCCAATCCGCGCCCGCTCCGCGTCCGCCACCAGCTTGTGTATTGCCGGGTCGGTCTTGAGCCCGAGGAAGTCCGCCGTCGTCGTGAAGCCCCCAACCCCGGTCGGGACCGTGACGCCTTCAATCACCTGACGGACCTTGTGCCCGTTCTCGTTGAAAACCTCGGTGATGGCGTCCGCCCACACTTGGGCGTGAGGCCCGGTCAGTTCGACCAGCTTCGCCGCCGGGGCGTCGAGCGCCCAAGCGATGACCGGGAGAAGCAGCTCGTCGTGCCAGAACCGCGAGAGCCTCCGCGCAAGCTCGGCCGTCGCCGCCCGCTTCTTGGCCCGCGACACCACGGCGATTGAATGAACGAGGATGTGCCCGTAGGCCGCGAAGCTTTCCTC